ACTACCAGTAAAAAAAAACAAATTAAATGAAAAAAGTCCTTTACATTTGCTCAAAACTAGTGTATAATAGATCTATAATTAAACATAAGCGGAGAACTAAATGTATACATTTAAAATCAACTACCCTAACAACACCACCGAGTACACAAAACTCACCATTAAAGAATTTACAAAAGAGTTCAAAAGACTCCAAAAAATTCACAATAACAAACTTACTCACTCCATCCTTGAGTTTGACTTACTCTTTAATTCCAAATGGGATTAAAGATTAATTAACATGTTAATAACAAAAATTAAATTAATTGCATTTTTTCCTTTACAAATGAGAAAAACTAGTGTATAATAGATCTATAAAATAAAAAATTAACTATTAACTAACGGGAGTTTATATTATGATAGTTTCAATCACCTTTAAAAATAACTACGGAGCAGTTCCATATACTGCTGCATCAGTTGCAACCCCTTTTACTAATACTCAAATGGCTCTACAAGATGCCTTCGGTAAGACACAAAATGTTTTCTGCTCATGGTCCGAAAAGCCAAGTGACGGTGTCACGGTTTGTCATCACAACTTTGATGGCACGCCTCTTCGCAGCTCAATGGTTGGCGATGAGTTCACAGTATTTGATGCGGACGGTGCGGCTACAAAGTTTGAGGTTGCAAGAGTTGGCTTTAAGGAGGTTGCGTAATGTACGGTATGAAACTTAAAGGCGCAACCACGATCCTGAATAAGGAGTGCACTTTCTTAGGATTAACAATGAAGGAGTTGTTAATCTTTATTCAGCGTAATCCATACGCGTTTCCGGATAAGACGATCTTAGCTTATAAAATTTACCAACAGGAGAATGCGTAATGTTTACCATGGAAGAACTTGAAAAGTTATATGAGGCTCTCACTGACTTTGGTGATATCGTGTATAATGACGTTGATCATCATGATGAAAAAACTGTACGTAATCTTGGCGAGTGTCTTACTCTTATTAATAAGGGTAAGCGCCTTAAAGAAACAGGAGAGTGCTAATGGCTCATCAGTCTGACGAGATCAATACACGTAATCATCCATTTGTTGGAGTGGTGTGGCCTGTAACAGGTTCACGCGGTGATCACTATCGAGTTCGCATGTATGACAGTGGATTTGACTGTGACTGCATCGCCTATCGTAAGTGCAAGCACATTAAGAGCGTCGAAGATAAAATTTTAGGTAAGGGAATTAATGATGAATAAAAAATATCACCACTGGGTGTATGCTGCGGACGACAGCATGAACAAGACACTAAAGTTCGTGATATACTGCGTATACGCTTATGGTGCATACGTCTTTATCGCTGAAATGATTGGAAAATTTAGTTAACATGTTCATAACAAAAATGCAATTAATTAAAAAAAAACCTTTACAAATGATTAAAACTAGTATATAATAGATCTATAAAATGAAAAAAGAAGGAACTTATATTATGAATATGAAAATTATTAAAGAAGCTTTGATTGAAACGGTAGTCTGGGGTGGTCTCACATTACAAGTTTTATTCGTTTACTTTTACGTGTTATAGGAGGATATAGAATGGCACATCAAGTTGAAACAATGGCATATGCAGGTGAAACCCCTTGGCACGGATTAGGTGTATCAGTTAGTAATGACTTAACACCACCACAAATGATGAAGAAGGCAGGCTTGGACTGGACGGTCGAGCAGGTTGACGCATACGTTGAACTTAACGGTAAGAAAACACCAACAGGTTGGAAGGCTCTCGTCAGGAATACTGATAATAAGATCCTGACTAACATTGGTCAAAACTGGAATCCCGTACAAAATGAGGATGCATTTAATTTTTTCAGCGAGTACGTTCTCGCTGGTGATATGGAAATGCATACCGCTGGCTCACTTAAAGGTGGTGAGATGGTATGGGCACTCGCAAAGGTGAAGGAGTCATTTGATCTCTTTGGCGGTGATAAGGTTGAGTCTTATCTCTTATTTTCAAACCCTCACTCTTATGGTAAGTCTATCGATATCAGGTTTACTCCAATCAGAGTTGTATGTAATAATACCCTATCTTTATCACTCGATATGGTTGCCGAAAGGTCAGTCAGAGTTGGTCATAGAACTCAGTTCGATGCCAGCGAAGTAAAGAAGGCATTAGGTATCGCATCTAATAAACTTCAAACTTATAAAGAAATGGCGGAGTTTCTTGGTTCTAAGAAGTTTAATGCTGATACTCTTATTCAGTACTACAACGACGTGTTTCCAAGATCAACTGATAAGAGAGTTATGAACTTACCTCTTTCATTGGAAACCTTGTCAAAGAATGCGAAGGCATGTCATGACGTTATCGAAACTCAACCTGGTGCAAAGTTTGCCGAAGGTTCTTGGTGGCAGGCGTTCAACAGTTACACTTTCGTAACTGATCACTTCCAAGGTAGAAATGCTGACAACAGGTTGTACTCATCTTGGTTTGGTGGTAATCAACTTAAGAAAAGAAATGCGCTGACCACTGCAATCAAGTATGCGGAAATGGCATAATGACTGATGGTCCTTTAAAAAGAGCATTTGATCTCCTAGACAGCGACGGTGTCCTGTCTAGAGAGCTCACAACTATGAGAATTAAAGACGGTATGTTAGTGAAAGAAGTCGTTACTCGAAAATACTCGAATCACGACTACACTGACGGAATTCAAATAACCCCAATATGTAAAGTAGAAGGAGAGAAATAATGGGCATATTAGTACTAGTACTTGCAATGTTTAGCATAAACACTCAAGAATTTAGAGAGACTGCAAATCAGCAGATGAAAGATGGATATACGTGGGAGTATGTTGGTAAGACGAAACCATCAGGTGTTCCTGCAATCACTATGAATGCAAATGGTGATGAGTATATATTATGGAAACTAAAATAATGAGTGTAGGTAGAAGCGTAGCACGTGATGCTAGAGCAATGTCTAAGGGGATTGAATCTATTAAGGAAGAAATTTCTTTTTGGGAATCTTTAGCTCGTAAAACTAAATCTGTAAAGAAAAGACTTGAAAGATTATATGCTGTTAAAGTACAGCTTATGGAAAATCCAAAAGAGTCTATGGATTTAATTAAACAATTAAAGGAGATTAATCAATCATGAAAAGTATAATTTTATTTTCGGCAGGATTAATTTTTGCAACTACTTCAGCTTATGCAACACAGGAACACGGAGCTGATGTACAAGATCACTACAAGACCGTTATAAGTCAAAAACCTTATACAGTCGAAGTATGTAGAGATCGAGTCACGTCGGGTGACAAGACCGGTGATGCACTTGCAGGTGCAATCATTGGTGGAATATTAGGTAACAACATCAAAGGAGAAAAAGATGGTGGTGCAATCGGAGCTATTATTGGTGGCATGCTTGGTCATTCAAATAGTGGGGCTAGTGGCAATGTTAAGACATACTGCAGCAATCAAACGCGTTATAAGGAAGAGTCTAGAACAGTCTACTCTCATTCGTCAATCACTTTCGGATATGAAGGAAAGGTATACACGGTAAATTTTAAAAAATGAGAAAACATACACCAGACATGATCGCCGCGTGGGCGAAAGAAAATGGATTAAGAGGATTTGAGCAATACGATCCTAACCATAGAGAAAATGATAGAAAAAAAAGTTTTCAAAAGAAAAGGTTTAATAAAACTGTAACATTCAAGAGACGTGATCGCTAATATATAACAGTATGAATGAATTAATTAAAAAGGTGTGTAAGATGGACTTAGGCAATCCGATAATGACTACTCTCGTTGGACTCGTTGTTTTTTACGTAGGTCTTAAAATGTTTTCAGGCGGAATGAAATCCATGGGAAACTTAGAACATCTTAACTTCTTTATTCATAATCCTTATTGGATGTTTGTTGGAGGAATTGTGATGACGCTATTATGGCAATCATCAAGTCTTTCAACCACAGCAATAATTGCCCTCGTGGCATCAGGCGCTGTCCCTCTTCCTGCAGCAATTGCCGCAGTTCTTGGCGCCAATATTGGAACTACTGGTACAATTTGGTTAGCGGGACTTCTAGTTTCTGATGGTATGCCTAAAGGTGATACCCTCAGAATAGCTATGGCTCATACTGGAGTCAATCTCTTAATGGCCGTAGCGTTACTTCCATTTGTTGGTCACATAGCAAGATTTCTTCTTCGATTCTAAATAAATCTTTATTTAATTAAAAGCGTCTTAGGGCGCTTTTTTTAGACTCCAAACTATTATAAATAGTAGTTATTACTTAAAGGAAAATAAGATGATAAAATTTAAAACATTTGTCAAACTTTTCGAGGAGTCTAATATGGCGAAGAAAGTTCTAGAGAAAGTTGTTTATAATCCCTTAAAACATAATGATCTTACAAAGTATGGTGGCCAACGTGCAATAGATTTTTTAAATAAAGTAAAATTAACAAAACCTAAGAATCAGTTTATGACGAAAAAAGGTGATGCGATATTGAAGACTCCGCCACCAATGCCTAAGTCTGATGAATTCAAAAAATCTGGATATAAAACTACTTTTAAGAGTGATAAAGGTCCATTAAAATATCCTGGTGATTTCTTAAAATCTCCGGAGTTCGGAGGAAAGGGGCAAGGATCGGGTACTGTACAAGAAGATGCATTCTTAAAAAAATTTAGAACACACTTGGAAGCTACAATTGCCAAATCTAATAGTGGAGCACTCGACATGATATGCGGCGGTAGATCGATTGAGGTTGCTGGAGTAGGACAACCTCCGGGAACTCCTAAGGCAGACTTTTATTTACTTAATACTAAAGGCGAGCAGGTAGGATGGCTTTCACACAAAGATGATAAAGGTAAAGGCCCTAAAGATTTCCAGCAATATGGCGGATTAACTGAAGGTGGCTTTTATAAGAATAATACTGAGGTTCAGTCATTTGTTTCTAAAATTAAAGAAATGTACCCTGACGGATTACCGCCAAAGACTTCTGTATATAGAAAAAATATAAGTAAGAAGTTACAACAAACTGCGATCTGGGGAAAAGATCATGGTAAAGCCAGAGGTCTACAGAATGTAGACGAGTTTCATCAAGGTGAGATGAAAATAGTGCCAACTGCAGGAAAAAAGTTTAAGATTATATCAAAACATTATGATACTAATGGCAATGTTCCTAAGGTAGGATCAGGATATGAGGGTGTACTACACGCTAGACATACAAAAGCTTCGAATAATTATGGACTTAAGACAACTCGAATGGGAATCTTTCCTATAGCTACAATACCGAGGTCAGCGAAAGAAATATAATGAGATTTATAGAATTTATATCTGAACAAAAAAATACACACATGACTCACATTGAAGACAAGGTCTTATATGGAGGAGTTGATGGAACAAGACAGGCCATACTTGCACTAAGATCATTACGTGACATGGTGGCAGGAGTTAAAGATGGAAACGTTAGTGTTAAGTGGGACGGCGCACCCGCTGTTTTCGCTGGTATTGATCCTCGTGACAATAAATTTTTTGTTGCTAAGAAGGGTATCTTCAACGCCACGCCAAAAGTATATAAAACTGACTCTGATATCGATGATGACACTAGCGGTGATCTTAATTCTAAACTTAAGGCCGCATTAAAGTATTTACCTGAGCTTGATATTAAGGGAGTCGTACAAGGTGACTTCTTATTTGATTCAAGTGAGATAAAGACTAAGAAGTTAAAGGGAAAGATGTATGTTACCTTTCATCCTAATACAATAGTTTATGCAGTGCCTTCAGGTACTGAGGCTGCAAAGAAAGTCAAGGCGGCAAAGATTGGAGTAGTGTGGCACACAACATATACTGGAAGCTCATTTGAGACAATGAAAGCCTCATATGGAGTTGATACAACAAAGTTCAGAAACTCTAAGAACGTATGGTCACAGGATGCGATGTTAAGAGACATGACACAGTTTACCATGACTAAGAAAGATACAGAGGAAGTCAATGTACATCTCAGTAACTGCGGTAGGATATTTAATAAGATTTCTAGTACTACACTTCGTACATTGGAAAATAATGGTAACCTTGCTCAACTTATTGAAACATTTAATAATACTTATGTACGAAAAGGTGAAGTCATTGGTAACACCAAGACCCACGTTAATAAGCTCATCACACATATTAAACAGAAGTTTCAAAAAGAGATAGATAAAAGGAAGAGCGAAAAAGGTAAGAGCGCTCAACAAAAAAAATTAGATGATGTACTACAATTCTTTTCACCACAAAACAAAATTAGTTTACAAATGATGTTCGATTTACAAAAATCTATCGTTCTTGCAAAATTAAAAATTATAAATATACTAAATAGGTTAAATGGCGCACAAACTTTTCTTAAGACTCGTGATGGGTATAAGGTAACTGGTCAAGAAGGGTATGTCGCTATTGACAAACTTGGTGGTGATGCTGTGAAAATCGTTGATCGTATGGAGTTCTCATACGCCAACTTTTCACCAGAAATTATAAAAGGATGGGACAAGCCGGGGAGGAACTAATGGCTCAACTCAAATCATTCTACGACTTAATGAATGAACTGTCTATGAAGACAGACAAAAATCTCAAAAACCTTAAGATTCCTGTAAAGGGAAAAAAAGGTACTTCCAAATATATGCGAATGAAGATTGCAACTCATGATGCGCCAGGAGCGGGTGACATTAAGAAGGCCGTCAACTCTTCAGTCCAATCAGCCGATCGTAAACCAGAAAAATATATGAAACCTGATGGAAAACCTGGGATAAGAATGGTTAAGGTTGACAAAGAAGTTATTAAGAAAGAAGCCTCAGTTCTCAAGCCAACTAAACCATCTGATATAACTAAACATGCTAGAACACTAGCAAAAAATTCTGGTGATTACGAACGTAATAAGAAAAAGTATATCGATAAAGCTCGTTCCAAAGTATTTAAGATGTATCCTAGAGAAAGCTTAAATGGTTTGATGAAAGAAGCAACACATAAGACTGACTCATTTATTGGCCATTCACATGCAAAAAGAGCTGGTATGAAAGTTGTGAAACACAGTTCAGGAGTAACTGGAGATAACGTTACTATATCTCATCCGGATCCTAAAAAATTACAAAAGTATGTTGATAATCATTTAGGTGGTGGTAAAATAAAAGAAGACATGTCAATTAATGAAAAAATGTTACCTATTGTAAAAGTGATGAGAAAAAACAAAAGATTAATTGATAATGAGTTAGGAAATGATAGTAAAAACTACAAGGCTTATGTTATGATAGATGATGAGTATTTAGATGATCTTGACGATTTTAGTTCAGAAAAGCTTTTTAAAAGCTTGAAAAAAAATAAAGGTGTAGCATATCCAGAAAATGATATTACAGCATATTTCAAAAGTGAAAAAGATGCTAAACAATTTGTAAATGATCT